CGCTAGTATCACCCCCTGCCTCCCCGGTCAGATGAACCTAGGGTACATCCGGTACCTCTCCCAGTTAAGAGCAGATAAACTAAATTCTAAGTTCTTGACAGTTGATGAATGGAACTCTAACATAAATCAATCTGCTTATGAACTCTACGATATCCTTGTCACGAAATTCGGAGACGATTATTTTCTGGCTCCTAGTATTATTTTTACTACTACCGGGGCCGGTAATTATGCATTGCCAGACGGATCGCTCTCTTTCCTTAATACTGCGACGAACACTGTTACTGTTGCTCCTGCTTTGTATAAGCTCGTTGGTGTTGATTGTGGTGTTGCAGTGGGAAATAATGCTTGGGTAACCCTCCCAAGATTCAATTGGATTGATCGTAACAAGTTCGTTTATCCTCAATTACAAGCCAATGCACTCGGAGTATTTAATCTAAGTTACCGTCAAATGGGAAACCAGCTGTGGTTTATCCCACACCCTTCGGCAGGTCAATATATCCAAGTCTGGTACGTTCCTGTTCTTAGTCAGATGCTTAAGGATACAGACATGCTCAGCTTCTCAATTTCAGGTTGGGTTGAGTACGTAATCGTAGACGCCGCTATAAAGGCTTTAGTTAAAGAAGAATCCTTCGATCAAGCTACGGTCCTTATGGGTGTTAAACAACAACTCCTAGAGCGTATCGAAACAACTGCCGCTAATCGTGACGTCGGTCAACCTAACACTGTATCTGATACAAGAACTAATACCGGATTCTTTAATGGTAACGGTTTCGCGGGTAATGGTTCGGGCATGGCGGGATGGTAAGTGGCGGCCCCTGTACTAAAAACACCAGTAAACATAACGGTCTGCGAAAACGGGTTTATTGTGACTTATAACGGGAAAGCTTACATATTTTCTAACATAGGACAACTTAACGCTTGGTTGACTACTACTACGGTGGCCGGATGAATACCATATCTCTGGCTAAAGTTCAAACTGCTGACCGAACAATGAATCAATTACAAGATAATATCGGTAATACTCTTACTCAGGTGGGTAGTTCTGTTAATCAGCTTACTATTATCGGTGAAATCAAGTCTGCTGCCCTTACCCTGTCTCAGTTTCAACAACAATCAGGGAAGAATTGGGTAGCTTGTGATGGTTCTTCAGCTTTAGGTACCCAGTATAACAAGATCACTAATGCCCTTACAGTTCCCAATATAGCATCTGTAGGTAGTCAAAATTACTTTATTAGGGTGAATTAATGCCAAATGTGACTTTTACGCCTAACATGAACCTTCCCGAACCAGTAGTCGGGCAAGATCCGGGACCTGAATATGCGAATTACGCTAATGCAGGACTTACATTAATCGATCAACATAACCATTCGCCCGGTTATGGGGTACTAATCAATCCTAATGGTCTTAATATTAACTCCGATCTTACCTTTAACTCTCAGAACGCTATAGCTCTAAGATCCGCTAGGTTTACGAATCAGTCAGCACCCCTTGCTTTAGTGACTGATCTTAACTGTGTATATAGCGCCGGTACAGGTGGAGATCTTTATTACAACGACGGTTCCGGTAACCAGATTCAAATTACAGCGAGTGGGGCAGTACGCGCTACAATTTCCGCCCTTGTATCGGGTTTGAACCAAGCTTCTTTTGTAGCGAATCAGTTAGTAGTTCTTTCTAACAGCTCGAATAATACTCCGGCGAATATTAAAGGCGCTAGTGTTCTTCTAGGTAACAACGTTTCAAACTCGAATTATCTTACACTTCAGCCTCCGAACGCAATGGCTTCCAATTACAGTCTTACTCTACCCTCTTTACCATCATCTACGGAATTATTACAAATTGATAACGTAGGGAACATTACTGCATCTGGTATTTCACCTAATGCACTTAATCCTCCTGGAACTATTACAATGTACGGGGGCGTTTCAGCACCTACAGGTTATTTGTTATGCGACGGCACAAGCTATCTTCAATCGGCGTACCCTGCCTTATTCGCAGCTATTGGTACAGCGTATGGTTCTGCCGATGGTACACATTTTAACGTACCTGATATGCGCGGTATGTTCCCTAGAGGTGTTTCGGGAACTTCAGGTAATGATCCAGATGCTTCTAGCCGTGTTGTTAACGGATTCGGTGGTAACGTTGGTAACAACGTCGGTTCTCAACAATCAATGGCTACCGAAGCTCACGCCCACACTATTACGACAGCTTTTAACTCTAACGGATCAGATGGTTTTGCTACTAGCGCTAACAATTCTGGTGGTCTTCACAGTATGTCAACCGGAACCTACGGAAGTAGCTCTGAAACACGTCCTATCAACGTCTATGTGAATTTTATTATCAAGACCTAGAGGTTTATGGGTCCACAACCAGCTAACGTCACATTTAACTTCAGCCAAGGTCTTGAATTAAAAACAGATCCTAAGCAAATCCCTACCGGGAAATTCCTTGATTTACAAAACACTGTATTTAACAAAGGAGGGTTACTACAGAAAAGAAACGGTTTTGGTCAATTAACTGTTTTACCCGATACAAGTAGCACATTTGTTACCACGTTTAATAATAATCTTACGGCGATCTCTGATTCTATTCAGGCTTATTCACCCTCTACTCAAACTTGGGTCACAAAAGGTAAGATTCAACCTGTAAGTATAAATACTCAACCATTGATTCGATCTAACACAAGTCAAACACAAGCCGATATTGCAATTTCATCTTTAGGACAGATCTGTACTGTTTACACTGATCAGAATCCTAGCAATCTTTCACAGGTTGTTTATAAGTATGTAGTAGCTGATTCCACTACAGGTCAAAACATTATAGCTCCTGCTATAATACCTGCTTCAGGCGGAGGTACGCTTGTAGGTTCCCCTAGAGTGTTCGCAGTTCATAACTATTTTGTAATTCTATTCACAAATCAGATTTCAGCTAGCTACCACTTACAATTTATTGCCATTAACATTTTAACAAATTCGGTTACTTCCCCTGCTGATATTTCCAACAGTTACGTACCGTCAACTCAGCTTAGTTTTGATGCAGCGGTTATAGGAACAAATCTATACATTGCGTATAATACAACCGCTGGTGGTCAATCAATTCAAGCAGTTTATTTGAACAGCGCCCTACAAGTTTCGTCTTCGCTTACTTTTCCAGGTTATAAAGCTACATGTCTCGGCGCTACAGCAGATTCTACTAATGTTTATGTAAGCTTTTATGATTCAGTTTCACAGAATGGGTATGTCTTAGCATTTAACTCGGCACTCCAAGTATCTCTAGTACCGGTTCAAATTATTTCTTCGGCGGCGGTAAACAACATTACTAACGCAGTTCAAAGCGGGGTTTGTACAACTTATTATGAAGTTTCTAATTCTTATTCTTTTGATTCTGCTATTAGCAGCGATTATATCCAGTCCGTTTCAGTTCCACTTAACACAGGTATACCTACATCCCCTTACACAGTCATTCGCAGCGTGGGACTGGCTTCTAAAGCATTTGTTGTAAATAGCACACAATACTTCCTATCTTCATATCAAAGCCAATTCCAACCTACGTACTTTTTAATTAATGGAACCAGTTCCACACAAGCAAGCCCTGTAATTACAGCAAAACTCGCGTATCAGAATGGTGGTGGGTATGTCACAGCAGGTCTTCCTAATGCTATAGTTTCAGGAACTTCAGTTTCTATACCATATTTATACAAAGATTTGATTCAATCTGTGAATAAAGGCACGAATTTACCGTCCGGATCACAGGTAAACGGCATATACGCTCAGACTGGTATCAATTACGCCACGTTTAATCTATCGACTTCAGAGTTTGACTCAGTAGAAATCGCTTCCAGTCTTCACATGTCCGGTGGTTTTCTATGGCAGTACGATGGTTATCTGCCTGTAGAGCACAATTTCCTTCTTTACCCCGATGATATCGAAGCTACAGGCGCGAATACAGGCGGCGCAATGGTCGCGCAGAAGTATTTCTATCAAGTCGTGTATGAGTGGGCGGATAATCAAGGCAATATTCATAGATCAGCTCCTAGTATTCCAATTGAAGTTGACATGAGTTCAAGCAATTTAGAGTTTACGGCTCCTTCGGCTATCACTTTCTCTGCCGATGGGACTACTAACTCTCCTCTCGTCTTAACAACTACGACAACCGGTCTTCAAATAGGGCAATATGTGACAGATAGCACTACCCCAGCTAATGTCCAGGCAGGCTCTTACATAACAGCTATTAATCCTTCGACAAGTATCACGCTAAGTTTACCTGTTACTGCCGACTTTACTCCCGATACACTTCAAACAGTAGATACTTGCTCTGTTACGGTTCATATTCCGACCTTACGTCTGACTTATAAGACTTCTAACCCTGTTAAGATCTCAATTTATCGTTGGAGCACGGCACAACAGAACTATTACCAAGTAACGAGTATTTTAACTCCGAAATTAAACGACACTACTGCCGATTATATCACATTCACTGATACGTTAGCCGATAACCAGATTCTTGGCAACAATTTACTTTATACAACAGGCGGGGTGGTCGAAAACATCGGTGCTCCCGCTAGTAATATCATGACCCTTTGGCAGACGAGGCTTTTATTAGTCGATGCCGAAGACCAGAACCTTCTTTGGTATTCAAAACAGGTAATCGAAAGCACACCGGTCGAAATGTCCGACCTTTTTACTATTTATGTCGCACCGACAATCGGAGCATCTGGGTCTACAGGACCGATCACTGCTTTAGGTGCAATGGATGATAAACTTGTCATATTCAAAAAAGACGCGCTTTACTATATTTCGGGAACGGGTCCGGACAATACTGGAAATAATAATTTATTCAGCGATCCTATCTTTATTACTTCCGTTGTCGGCTGCACTAATCAGCAAAGCATTGTTAACACTCCTTTAGGTTTGATGTTTCAATCAGATAAAGGTATTTGGCTCTTATCTAGAAGCCTTGAAACTAAATACATCGGTGCTCCTGTTGAGACCCAAGCTCTTAGTGCGAATGTTTTATCCTCTGTTTTAGTTCCAGGTACAAATCAGATTAGATTTACTTTAGATGACAACATCACGCTTATGTATGACTACTACTACGATCAGTGGGGTACGTTTACAGGCCTGCAAGGTATCTCTAGCTGTATTTATCAGTCGCTTCACACGTTCCTTGATTCGCATGGTAGAGTATTCCAAGAAACACCGGGTAAGTACTTAGATGGTGCTAACCCAGTACTAATAGCTTTCCAAACAGGTTGGTTAAACCTAGCCGGTATTCAGGGTTATCAAAGAATCTATGAATTCGCGTTGTTAGGAAGTTACTACAGTCCACATCTGTTAGATGTCATGGTCGGGTATGATTTTAACAACCCTACGCAGCAAGTAATCATTAGACCTACTAATTTTACTGGGGTTTACGGATCTGACAGCCGGTACGGCCAGACTTCACCCTACGGCGGCCCACCAAATCTTGAACAATGGCGAATACATACAGATCGGCAGAAATGTCAGGTATTCCAAATAAACCTACAAGAGGTATTTGACCCTTCTTTCGGTACTGTCGCAGGTGCTGGTTTAACTCTGTCAGGTATCAACTGCAGTATTGGTATTAAGAAATCTCAACGCCCATATAAAGGGGCTCAATCGGCTGGATAGCCAGATAAGCATTAGGAACCTATGGATCACAGTAAAAAGCTCGATTTTATCCATAAGATGGCCAAGTTAGGTCTACAGCACTTCGATGGCGGCGGTTTAGTCGGCGGTCTTGGTAGTGCTTTAGGGGTAAGTAATAGCTGGAACCCCTCAGGGGCACCTTCTCAAGAACAAATAACCAATTCGTTAAACCAATCAAATAACGCTATTAACGCAGCTCAGAATCTTCAATCAATGACTTTACCTGGTGCTACTACAGGTCT